GTGAACCTCTTACCTAAAAAAACACCCTCTGAGCGTGATCCTTTAGCACTATTACAAGGCTGACACGCACTGACACAATTCTCTGGATTGAATGCTTGATCTGGTGCGTTCTTAATTGATAGCACATGATCCACAGTCGTGGCATCACCATTGCAGTATCTACAGATGTAATTATCTCTTGCAAGGATGGTAAGCCTGAAGGCTCTCCATCTTCTGCTGTCTCTAGGGTCATTAACCCTGCGTTGGTTTAGTGCCACCCTTTAGCTCTCCAATGATCTAATGCCTTGCATGTATCACCCTTATAGATCCTGTGATGCTGTATGTATTTCAATCCCCATTGTATCTGCTTATAACCATCTTGGTCTTTAAGCCATTCGCTTTTACCTTGTGGTATTCCATAATGAGATCCATTAGAAGCTTTAGGATTCCATGCACTTTCTTTTCCATAAAGGATGGATAAGCATTTGTATTCTCTTACATTGTAATCTAATGAATGTAATGCATACTCTTTATAGCTTATGTATTGCACTGGTTTAGAGCCACCTGCACTAGGCATAGTGCATAGCAGTGTCCCAATAGCAACTGCTAGCACCCCCCGAGCCATGCCCTTACGGGCTCGGGCTGAGCCCCTGATGGGCTCTGCTGCAAGTAGCGTACCGATGGTGTCAAGCAACAGCGTAATTCTTGGGCGTGTCATAACGATTGTACCTCCTGTGCATAACTTCTGTGGATAACTATTTATCCGTTGAGTAGAAGCCCTTACCCTTAAATACAGCAGGAATAGCAGCTATAACTTTAACCATTGGTTCATTACAATAAGCGCATAAGATCATAGGTCTATTGTTCCATCCATGTTGGACTTCTTGACTAAGATTGCATCTTGTGCATTTGTAATCGTAGGTTGGCAAGTTAAGCACCTCTGTATCATGTAAGACCCACAAGCTGAGCAGCGGTCAATGTCTGCCTCTGTAGGTTCGTTAGTAATGTGACCATACTTTAGTTGAAGTAGTGGCAATAGATCCTCTAGACGGATGATGCAGGCATAATCACTGGCATCTTCACCTTGTCCGTTGAGTCGAATAACTCCGAAGCCTAATTCCCCCGAAATGGCTGTCCGAGCCTTCAGCTGCTTAATGTAAGCAAGAGGTTGAAATCCAGCGCGGGCTTTGACTTCAACATCGAACGGAACATTAACAACATCTTTGCCACTACCTCTTCCCACACATGCGCCTGCCCACACAGTCGATAGGTACTTTGCGACAACGCGTTCTGTGCGGAAACCTCTATGTTTCCTTGCTTGACTAGCCATTCACTGCTGTGCATTTAGCGCATTGCCATGTGACAACACCATTGACTGAGTCAGATGAAATGTCTTCTAGATCGCGGATCTGCACTGGCTCATTGCACAGCTGACAAGCGATGAAGGCTGACATCAGGTCGAGCCATTCACCATTGATCTTAATCCCGACATGTCCCATTATACTCTCGCTTTCTGTGGTGCTAGTTTTCCATCCGATTTAAGTTCATACCAAATTGCAGGGCATTTACCCTCAAAGCCTGCATGTCCAAGAGCTGTGCATTGGTACGCATACCAATCTTTGCCAGTCTTTGCGCTGTGTCCAGTTTTCCAGACCATAGATCCATGCTTGCACTGTGGAACCTCGGCTGCTTCGCCTGTTCCCATCACTTCTGTGATGTTTTGCATTGCTTTCTCCAATGTCACTGGAGCGTCTACTACCTTCATGTATTCATTGACTGGAGTAGTCCAGTAGTCCTGCTCTGCTGTCTCTTGATCCGCTGCTTTGATCGCTTGTACCAGATCTTGTACCGCTGGCTTTACAGGCTTTTGTGCTACTACCTTGCTCATCTCTTCGCGGCTAGGTCTTTTTCCTTTAGGAGCATAACCTGCATTTGCAAGTGCTCTGCCGATTGCCGAAGTCTCACAATTCTCCAGTGCTGAAGTCTGATTGACGCCTCGACTAGAAACTGTCTCTTCAGCGTACCCTGTTGCCCAAGCAACGCCATCGCTAGCATCTTTGTATAGGTACGCTTTAACAATGTATCGAGAAGCCTCGACCACTTCCAACTCAGTTGCAATACGAAACGAAGGATAATCCTTAATAAACTTTTCAAGTCGAACCTCCACTGGTTCATAGTCGGCTAAGTTAAACATAGAGTTCGTTCTCCTCTGTGGCCAGTTGCCCAGCTAGTGCTCCGTAGCTGCATAGATCGACCCAGTTGTCGATGTGCTGCGCTGATTGATTAGTCCTTGCAAGTTTAACCAAGACCATGATCCCTGCCACTTGATAGTCGTGAATTGGTGTCTGTAAGTATGCGCTGAGGAGCATTGCTGTGTGTTGCAAGTTATCCGCAGGGTGACCGTATTCAAGCCCACGGTCACGGATCGTGTCGGTGGCTGAGAGTAGGATTTCATTAGCGCGCATCTTGTGTCATTCGCTGGTAATTCTTGCCTACTACAACGCCTTCGCGCTTGCCTTCATTAAAGCCTTGTGACCACCCGACTACATACCACAGCACATTAGCTGCTAACAATAAAACTATAATTGGCATCTCAAAACTCATTTTAGCCCCCTTAGTAATTCCAGCAATTATTGCAAAATCCAGCACTTGTGGATTCATCTGTTAAGGCAAAACCATCTGCATTCCATAAATAATCTGCTGGTTTTAAACATGAAACGCAACGATCCTTAAAAGTTAAACGAATTGGATGGCGTTGAATTGGTGTAATTGTCATTTCCGTGCCTATCTGTGCCAATGCCCTTGATTGGCTACAGACTTAGAGTCTCATGCCTATCTGACATTGTCTAACACATTTAGATAACGAAACGATAACGATTATCTAGGTCTGCCGTAGGACTTGCCAGACACAATGAATGTGCCGTCCTTTTCAATGTTGATTAAATCGACCTGAACCTTAGATCCATGCACATACATAATGGCAAAAGCCTGTTGCCAGTTCGCTGAACCCTTCGTGTAATGGGCTTGCTTAAAGTCCATGAGATTGCCAACCTCAACACCATGCAGGACACGCCCTATACGCCCTCCAGAAGCCTCTGAGAAGGCTGATCTGCCTGCTCTGTGTGTATGACCTGAGATAACATTCTTACCATGCCTACGGGCTGCTTCTAGGGCTGATAAGCCCCCTTGTGGCTTTATTGGTGTGTGGTCTCCATGCACTGCAATCCAGTTAGGAGCAATAGCCATAGGATTCTTGTGAAAGGTAATGCCTAGCTCATCAAACTTCATAAACTTCTCAAAGCGAAGCTCTGGCAATGCACCGAATGCAGGCACTTTAGCCATAATGATGTTATACAAGCGATCTGTGTGATTACTACGAATGCAATCTGTGACTCCTAAATCCCAGAGTAGTTGCACTGCCTCATTGCGATCATCATCTAGGGTCTGGGCATAACTGCCCATGCGACCTTCTTCCCACTTGCTTATCTGTGGTAGGTCAATCTCATCGCCTATTGTCACTACTTGATCTGGCTTAAACTTTGTGATGAATCTTGCAAGGTTACGGGTTGCAACCCTGTCATGGTACGGAACTTGTAAGTCCGAGACTACGACTATTCGCTTAATCGTCATCCTCATCTTCGTAATCGCCAAAACGCTCTGGCTCGATTGGATCAGGCAAGATCCAAGCAGGATAGGCGGATCGCTCTACGATGATTCCCAAGACTGTTTCCTCATCAAAGCCTGCACGCTTTAGAGATTGAGCAAACTCATACATCCCAATGCAGTAAGCATCAAGTGCTGAGTAATCTTGCTCTACTAGATCCTTAGTCGCTTTTCTTGCCATAGGAAAATGTTACCTGTCAAGTAGTATGTTATAGATCTCATCGACTCGCGTGTTGAGTCTTTTGATCTCAGACAACAGATGAGTAATTACATAGCCAGACAAGCCACCGAGTGCTGCGATGGTGGCAAGGTAAAGCGTAAAGAAGTCAGACTGTGTCACTTCTTGATGCCCATAGCAGGGTCGTTAGCGTTAAGGTAACGAAGCACTGGTGGAATAACAGAAGCAATGCCTGCTGCAATGAGTGCCTTTGGATCTGACACTCCAGCTGCTGCCATTGAGATAACTGCTACCAGAAAGGCTCTAGCCCAAGATCCTGCTGCTGTCTTTAATTCATTCATTACTGGCTCCTAACATAGGTACTTGAAAAAAAGCCCCATCATCATCAGCTTCTTTCGCAAACGAGATGTGACAGTGGTGGTTGTGTTTGTTAGTGCCCTCGTATGTTCTCCAAGCCCATGCCTTTTTGCTAGAGGCGATACGACCATCAAAGATAATGTAGGTAATGCGTCTTTCTTTTTTAGACTTGCATAAGAGACGAATCTGATCTGCAAGATCTGGCATGAGGTCTGGCTTAGCCCTACCACTGAGATCACGATCAACATCGATGGCACGAACCCAGCCATCAACATCGGGATTATGATCGCTAGGGCGAGCTGCGTGTCGGGTATCACCGATCCAACCATCTGATGTTTTGTCACGACTTGGGTAGGAATCATCAAACTGTTCCCGAAGTTGGATAGCAGCTTTACTTAGTTTTGGTTTCATCGATCACAATCGGTGTGGATTGTTTCGCTTCTGGGTTTAGATAGCGTTGATAGTCTGAGTTGGCTTCATCTTTAGGAATAGAAAAGACTACGCCGTCCTCATAGGCAATAATAATTCCAGCAAGTTTTGGGTCTGTTGGTATCTCGTATGTTCTCATTTTATAACTCCGCGCTTAGTGAGATGTTAGAAGAAGCATTGTTGGAAAAGAAGAAGCCAGCCTGTCCAGCCGTACCGCTTACTTCTGATGAGTTTCGCAAGGTAATGGTGTTATTCGGGTTGGTGTTGGCTGCGCCAAAAAAGGCGTTGACATTATCCAATCCACCATTGCGTTCAAAAGTGTAATAATCCGTTCCAGATGTGACCGCGATAGTTGGTGCCGTACGCATAACCACAGGCAAGGACATAATTCCGATTGCATAACTTGAGGAATAATTCCAAGCAACTGCAATGTTTTGATTTGCACCGTTGACTATTTGTTGGAAGTAACGCTGGCAGGCGCCTAGTTCTCCTTGGATTGTTCCTGTTGCAGTTTGGAAAGCGGTAGCGACTGAACCTGCCTCTAACTGAACGCCCCAGATGTCGATAGAAGTATTGGTTGCAGTGGTTGTGTATTGAAACAATCTTAAAATTAAATAAGAGTCATTATTTGTTCCAAATGTTTTACCTGAAACGCTTGGCATTGTATAAGTAAAAGTGTAACGAACCCAAGAAGCAGTTGGAGTGTAGGGACTACCGCTTCCACTTACATAAGTCGCAGCAACATCCGATGATGGTGAACCACCTGTGCCAAAACTTTGATAAATTGCAACATTGAGAGGTTGCGCTCCTGCGGTTGACCTAGCCCAAAAAGACAATGTAACTGTTTGTCCTGCAAATGTACGAGCATTTTCTAAACGGATACTTGTATCATAATTTTGATTATTAGCAGTGTTTAACTGATTAAAATAATACTGACCTTCATACCCTGCAACTGGCGCAGTTCCAGCCGTAAAGTTTTGCCTTGAAACGGTTGCACCAGCAGCAACTACTCTAAATCGGTCTGCAGTATAATTTGTGCCTGCAACGCTGAAAGTAGTACCGCGTTGCCATACTCCTAAATCTCCGTTGATAACTGCGTTTTTACCTGCTGCAAAATTGCTTTGATAGCGCAAGCCTGTTGAAGTGGAACTATCTGCTACGAGCGTTTCGCCATTGTTACCTACTGCTAGGCGATTTACTGTGTCGGCAGCTGTGCCTGCGATGAGGTCACCCTTAGCATCTACGACAGTTTTAGCAACCATTGTGCCCATTGTGGTGTCAATCGCATTGCCTAGTGTGCGGATGGCTAACGCGCCATTTTTTACCAGATCCGTGTTATCGGGTTCTGGCCATGAATAAATCGGACTTGTTGCCATTTAAGATAGTACTCCTGTCGCGTTGTTCCAGATAAGTGTAGCATTTGTGCTTGCCCAGTCTATTGTGCTAGGCAAAACTGTGTCCCATTGTGTCGTTGATAGTGAAAACTCTGTAGCTGAAATGTAAAGGGTTATTTCAACATAACTTGGAGTCGCTCTAAGAGCTACATTCTCCACAAAACCTTCAAATGTGCCACCTAAAAGGTTGCTTGGTAAATTGTTAATTAGCACAGGCTGACCGAAATAAACTCCGACGAGGCTGTCAAGCATTGCCGTGGTCATGTCTGGATTATCTAGGCGAAAGGTAATTGCTCCTAGTGAGCCTTTAGGCACTCGTCTTAGATTGAGCTCTCTATTGGCAATATCCGTGATGTCTGCAAGGTTCTTGATGTTAGAGTCAAATGAACGCTCAAACAGGCCGTAAGAGGCTATAGAATTGGTATCAGAGGTGCTGTAGGTTGATCCGTATCCTGTGGCATAGCGATAGATAAGGCTGTTACGGATGCGAGCAATCTGAGTTGTGGATTTGATAGAGGATGGCGATGCGAATGAGCCATCAAGGAAAGTATAGCCATTTGCTGCAAGAGTGTTAGATCTGTGGTCTGCATCGTCATAAGAGACATCTCCATCCTTCTCTTCGTAAAGCTGACCTAGTGCGCTAGTAGCAATTTGATCTGCAAGAGTCTGAGACTTAGCAGAAGCACTAGCTGCAAGGGCGATCATTGTGTAGAAGCCTGCGTCAATAGTGCCGATGTAAGACTCGGCATCTTCCCATGTCTGAGTTGCAGGATAGGTGTCCCATGTAAGGCTAGGTGTTACTTCTGCCCATGAAAGGTTAAGAGCTGAACCTAGAATGGCTGCAATCTGTGCGCCATCTAAGCCTTCTGCAAGTGCTGTGTTATAGACGACCTTTGTTAGTTTAGCCAGCGAACCAATGCCAAGAATTGTGCCAGTGGTGATGTAACCAGTTTCCTCTGGGCTTCTGACTCCGATGTTAAAGTCTGAGACTTCTCCACCGAATACAGTGACATAAGTGCCGCTGCCATTTTTTAGTTCTAAAGTTACTGGCTCTGTGACATTGATGGTGAAATCTGCCCCAGTAGTGTTGATAATCTCTACTTGGCAGTAACCTGCTGTGGCTTGTCGATCAATATCTAAACGACCAGATGCAAAAGAGACAGAAGTAACAGTCGTATAGACATCATCACCTACTGTAACTCGCCATTCTGGAAGCCATGTCATTAGTACGCGCCACCTCGTAAAGTGCCACGATCTACTGCATCTTGGATCACCTGAGTTACAGCTTCTGCAATGGCGTTAGGATCTCCAATGCCAGTGTTCACATTGACAGTAAAGTTAAATTCGCGACCATTAGGGCTAATGCCTGAGATCATTCCTGTGTTAGGCGTGAACTCTTTAAGATTAGGTTGGATCTGTGTAATAACTCCACCTAAAGAAGCTACATTTGCATTGGTTTCGGCAATAGTAGTTGCTGGCACTAGACCTGTCGTGCTAGGTGCTGGAGTTGGAGTTTTACCAATAGGTGTGGTTTTAGATCCAGTTGCAGCAAGATTGATAAGCCCAAGCAAGCGTAATGCTTCATTAAGGTTATCTAGGTTTATTAAATCTTTAGGCATTAAACTTTCAAGAATAGACTTAATGTCCAATAATTTAACATTCTGTTGTCCTAATGCGCCCAAAACTTTAAGATCTGCATTAAGTTTATTAGTGGCAGCAACAATGGCTGCTTCATCCTTAGAAGCGATTGCTTCTTCTAATGCAAGGATTGAACGCTTGACATTAAGACGAGCGGTATCATTGGCAATCTGTAAGACCTGCGCTGCGCTAGTTGCTTTGCCCAGTTGCTCAGCTTGATTAGTTAAAGCTGCTGCAATCTGGATTTTGTCTAAATCAAAGACATCGGTTCCTTTGCCTAGAGCAAGGTTAGCCTTGTCAATTACTCCTTGTAGCTTCTTGGCTGTGTTCTGCTTATTGAGCAGAGCAAGTCTTTCTTTCTCTCTGCGTAAGGCTTCTTTCTCCATCTTAGCCAGAAGTTCTTGTTGCTTCTTCTCGGTAAGTGTGAGCTTTGCTGCTTCTTGTTTGTCAGGGATAGTAATGTTCATCCCGAATTGCTTACCAGCAAAACCCTCAAAGATCTGTCGTGGAAGATTCTTTAGATTCTGAATAAGAGTTGGGATTACACCAATAGTGCGACCAGACTGGACTGTAACCTTTGCCAGTGCTGTGGCGATTGACTCAATTACATAAGCTGCATCGGAAGCGTCTTTACCGCCACCAACAAGAGCAAAGGCATCGACTAAGCCACCACCGATAATCTCAGAAGCGTTATTGGTTGCAATGCTCAGGACATCAAACTTGTAAGCAGTAGTATCAAGATAATCTTCAGCTGCTCCTGCTGACTTTTTTAGGATAACTGACAAAATGTCATTGAACGACATTGTGTTAAGTTCAGCTCTAGTTAAACCTGTATTGTACTTAATTAAACCTCTAGTAACTCCTACATAACCTTTACCAAGATCTTGTGTGACTGTGGCTAGATCAATGCCAGATGCTCGGCTGATCTGGATTGCATCATTAAGGAGTTTCTGAGATTGGGTCAATGATCCTGTGGTGGTCAATAGCCCCTGAAACGCTGGACGAAGAATGTCGTCTGCGATCGATGCTGACTTTTCTAGTTTAGCGATGTAGTCTGCAATGGCAGGATTAGCAAAGCCAATGCCTAGATTCTCGACTGCTCGACTTAATCGTGTAGCTGCTGCTTCATCTGCTGCAAAGGCTTTAACAGAAGCTTTGCCATAAGCAATGATTGCTGATGTACCATAAGCAAGACCTACTGCACCTGCTAACTTCTTTACATTGCTAGTCAGTTTCTGTGTTGCTGTGTCTGCTTGCTTAAAAGCCTTTTTGCCAGTGAACTCGGCTGCTATGTCAATCTTTACATCGGCTGCCATTACTTCACCTTCAATCTTGATTCTAGTTTGTCTTTAGAGGTTTCGATTGC